GAACTACGCTTAGTGTAGGTAATAATAAAATTATAACTACTGACGGTTCTGGTAATGCAACTGGACTTGCAATGGGTTCAACAGGACAATTCCTTAAAGTTACAGGTACTAACACAGTAGGATTTGCCGCATCTGACCCCGCAGGTTTAGTTAGAATTAAAAGCGTAACCTCTACTACCGCTCACACTTTTTCTGGTAGTACAGGAAATCCAGGAACTACGATGAGTGGAATGGCAGCTATGAGTAGCTTAGTAAACAGCTATACTCCTGTAAATGCTAGTAACACATTAGTTATAACGGCTCATGTTGTTACATATAAAGCTGCCAATGGTCAACTGTTTATGGGTGTTAAAGACACAACAAACACAGCGTACCTTGGCATTTCAAGTGATTATTATAATAGTGCAGGAAGTGGTATATCTGGAAATATATAGTCTCCATAATTTTGTATACTTCTACTTACCCATTCATAACAACCATCATTCATAACAGCACAAAATTTATTTTCTGTTTCATTAAAA